CAGAACGATGGGTAGAAAAAGCCTCTTCTTGGGATTGTCGCCCACAAGGTGGCGATTATTCAGAGTGGTATGACCCAAGGTCAGGGACAACCTACAAAATTGTTGATTGCGATGATTGTGGGAGGTTTTAGATGACTGATAAAACTTGGAAAGAGATAGAAGAAGAAGAACAAGAACGCTACAGTCTTGTTTTAGAGGTCGCAAACTTGCGAGAGCAGAATAAGCAATTGAAGGAAGCTCTCAAGCTTATTCGGGAAACTGATGCTTTACAAAAAGAACTGGAAGTTGCTCAGTCCCTTCACAAAGTTGCTGTAAGGGAAAGGGACTACGAAAGAACTCTTTGCGACAACTATAAGAAAGATTATTATGACCTTCGCTCACTTTACGAAGGTGTTCTTTCTCGCATCAACAAGTTGGAAGACGACACAAGAGCAGCGATAGAGTTTGCCGACCTCGCAGAAGACGATAAGGGAACTGAAATGATTTTAGAGTTTTGCGAGGACATTACAAAGCTGGTTGGAGAATAAAACAGGCTAGCAAGGTATTTACCATATGATAACAGCTAAAGCACTATGTGCAGCCGTACTGACCTTAGGCTCTTCGTTCACTGGCAATCCAAAAAATGCTTGCAAGTGGGCACCTTTGGTAATAAAAGAGGCCGACAAACACAATATCGACCCCTACATTGTAATGGCCTTAATTCAGGTAGAGTCAAATTGGAACCCTAACGTAGTATCGAACTGTAATGCGTGTGGCTTAACTCAAGTTCTAGACAAATATAGCAAGTATACTTGCAAGCAATTGAAAAACCCAAGGGTTTCTATCAAAGAAGGGCTTAATAAGTTAAATTACTGGCTTAATAGGTATGGTAAAGGAGACTTGAAAGTCGGACTATGTGGATATAATGCAGGACACCGCTGCAAAGGAAAAAAAGCTAGCACAAAGGGCTTGAAATATGCTCGGAGGGTTGCTATAATGGCAGACCTCATTAGAGACAAAACTAGGAGAAATCAAAAATGAGAAAATTACTTTTAATCGGCCTAATCTTTTTCGGCCTATCGGCTTGCTCGGACAGCAAAGACGCTAAGAGCAAAGACACTTCTACCGATTCAGTGGTTGAGGATGTTGTATTGGACGAAGATGCTCAGGATTCTTTAGAGTCCGTAGATATGCCTGATGATGCTACATCGAGCCTGTCTGAGGACGTTACCGCAACAGATATGCCGGATTCGGCTACTGAGGATTAGACTGATTTAATCAGTTGCTCCCATCGTCTATCGGTTTAGGATATCAGACTTTCAATCTGAAGAGGCGGGTTCGATTCCCGCTGGGAGTACCAAAAAGAGACAAAAATGACAGAAGCAGTAGACCATCCCTCACATTACAATTAGAAGACAACCAATAGGAGCCAACAATGGCCTATTCAAGATGGGGTAATTCCTTCTGGTACACTTATTGGGCAAGCTCAGATAATAAGCACGATAAGCATGAACAGTTGTTTGAAATCTGCGACCCTGTTGGTAATCTGCAATTCAATTATTTAGAAATAAAGCAAGACATTAACAAATGCTTAGAATCTGTGCGTGATTTCTACAAAAAGGAAAAAGAAGTCGAGTACATCATTCCAAATGATCATTCTAAGAGCGCCAAGGTTAAGGCTAAAAGCTATTCTCTGAATGAAGAGACGTTGGAAGAGTTGAGATCTTATATGTTAAGGTTTCTAGAGGATGTTGATAACACCTTCTATGGGAAATACAAGCTATAATTAAAGGAGGAAAAGTGATTTTAAAAGTAAGCAAAACGCACGAAGAAGCAATTCTTCCAAGCCGTTCAAACCCATCAGATGCTGGCGCAGACGTGTTCTGGTGCCCACCAAAGCGCATCGACACTCGCTTAAGCCCCGGCGATTCAAAATTATTTAGCACCGGGCTAAAAATTGAGGTTCCAACCGGCTATATGCTAGAAGTCAAAAATAGGTCTAGTATGGCCGCAAAGAAAAGCCTAGTTGTTGGAGCCTGTGTTGTAGATTCGGGCTATAGTGGCGAAATCTTCGTAAACCTACACAATATTGGGAACGAGGAAGTGGTGGTCAAGCCCGGTGACAAAATCGCTCAATTGGTATTGATTCCAGTAATCCAGTGGCGCTCTTTAGAGGTTCCTGAAAACGAGCTATACAGGGATAACGTAACCATTTCAAACCGTGGTGCCGGTGCCCTCGGCTCAACAGGTAATTGAAGGAGGAAAAATGTCTAAAGTAAGAGAATTCGTTAATAAGTTGATGCTAGAAGAGAATCTAACAACACAAGAGGTCTTGACAAAGTACCCAGACCTTGCTAAGCTGTTAGAGCGAGAAGAGCAAGAACAAAAGGAAATGACCAATGAATCAAAGTCAGAAAAACTACTTCTCAAAGGTTGAGAAGAAGTATAAAGTTAAGAGGGGCAGGCACTATAATTGCCCTATTTGTGGCCTTAGGGGCACAGCACCCGATGATAATCCCTTGATGATGGTGCATGACGCTATAGACTCTAGGGGGCTAATAAAGCATCGATGGTCTTTCGCTTCAGGACGGATAATTGAGGTGCCGGCTGAAGACACAAACGTTCTATAGGAGGAACTATGATTGAGAAGAGTAAAAAGGAAAAGTTCGCAGAGTATATTAGCGGTATTGCAGCAATTGAAGATTGTATGCGCCCATATCGTGAGCAACGTAAGGAGCTTAGAAAGAATTTTGTCGAGAACCGCTGGCTCTCTAAGGAAGAGATTTCAATGGCGATGAAAGCATTTCGTATGTGGGAGCAGCAGATTGACTTTGACGACTTTACTTCTGTATTCGAGGCAGTAGAGACTACATTTGCCGAAAAGGGGCTAGAGAATGAAACTACAACCGTTTAATAGGTCAATCTTGGTGGAAGTTCCGAGCCCTAAAGAGGACAAGCCCTCTGACAGCTTCGTTTTAGTGCCTGATGGTGTTGGACAGCAACCTTTCACCGTTGTAAAGGTTTTATCTGTTTCGGCTAACGGCTCTAAACTAATTCAGAATTCTGATTTTATTGTAGTGCATACTGCCATGATAGACTCAATAGACATTGACGGCAACACTTTTAATGTCGTACCAGAAACAGCAGTTGTAGCCAAAGTATTAGACCCGGTCTAAGATGAAATACGAAGTCAGTGATATAGTTTATGGTGATAGCCTAGAAGCAACTATCTTTGCCTTCGTGAACAACCTTCCAATCGTTCACGAAGGACATAAACTATATCACGACTTTGATTTGTTCGATGACCTAGAAACATTGGTTTTGATGGGGTTTCTTTTTTCTGAAAAGACATATTCCACAAACAAGGGCGATGTCAAATATTATGCCCATAAAGAGTATTTTAGGGATGTATTACTGTTAATACTGGCTATTAGTGGACTGACATTAAATCACGATAAGGTAGATTCAGCACGGATTAAAGGGAACCAATTAGAGTTTGTTTGTGGCAATAGGAAAGACTACTTAACTTTCAAAAAGATATATTTGTTTGAAAATCGTAAGCTTACGGGCTACTTTAAGCGTACAAAAGATGCTCATGTATACGACCACTTTTATTGCCGCAGCACCTACCCTTATAGAATAGTTTATGATTCTGGGCAATTTGTTAAAGAGATCTATCGCTTGGGACACCATGAAATGGTTACCTATTCAGTGATAAAGGACCATAATCTCAACAAGGATAATTACTCTGTCGTCGCTGCCCGACTAAAAATGAAAGATAAGATAAAAGAAGAAAAGTTAAAAGCTAAAGCTTTTCGTTTTCTGGCTCGTGATATCCGCAGGGTATATATGCCAGTTTCAGACAGGGACGATATTATCCCGATAACATCTAGCTCAGAGGAAATATGTCGAGACGCCGCAAAAAAAGGAATTTTAAACCACGTTCCACAATCGCAGGGTGCATATCATTGGAGGATAGCCCGTCTCCTTTTAGGGAAAAACGGCATCATAGCAACACCCTTGTTGGACCAGATTTTACAGCGCTGGAGAATGCAATTGAGTTTGCAGCAAATATCGGATGCAAAACAATCTGGATTACAGCCTCGGATAAGTGGATACCAATTCTCAAAGAAAGGGTAAGTGGGTATATTGCCGATCCTGTTTATTTTTGGAGGCCATTGGCTCCAAATCCAAGGGCAGAGCGAATCTATATTCCTATTTTCTATGTTCCCCATATTTCAAAATACGCAGATAAAAGGGCATCAGTTCCTTGGGGATATGTAAACTCAGCCATCTATGCTTCTCGTATTTTAGGAGAAATGTCGCCCCACTATAAACCTTCTAGTTATATGGCGATTCCAACCTACAGAATAATAGATAAGAGATATGCTCGTGCTATTAGGACTAGACTTTTTAAAATGTCTATTCACAAACTGAAAGAGGCGAACTTTCATTTTTCGCATAATGGGGAATCTTATTTGACGGGAGACTATCTACCTTTTACGTTTGACGATAACGACCTTGAAAACATCATAGAGAATGCCAAATCCTTTCACAAAGGAGCAAATTATATGGTTGATGGAAAAAAAATGTATCGTCAAGTTGCAGACCGTCGCTATATTAATGAAATGAACCTCAAGGATCTATTTTCAGTGATCAAAAGTTCAAGAGAGATTAAACTAGAAGAAAGCTGGGATATTTCATCTTGGTCTGGATATAAGAAGTTCTTTGCAGAGGGGCCAACGCTTACTCGACAGAGATACGACATACTTACATGCCAATTAGAGCATTTACCGAAAGCAGAAAGCATATTAGAGGATAAACATGCAGAAAGAGTTAAACTCGCACAAGAGTACATTAAGAGACACCAACTCTACAAAGTCAATGGAATCTTTAGAAGTCGAAAACGAAAAGCTGAAAGAAGAGATAAAGCGGCTAACGGAACTGTTGACACTAATCAGTGAACAGGCTATAATACCTGACGACGACTTCGATTGGGAAGAATACGTTGCCGATAAAGATGACCGACTGGACCCTCCTTTTGATGAATATTACGGAGACTCCGACTGGGAAATGTACGAGGATGAACTTTAATGAACCCAATAGAATTTTATAGGACCATTCCCTCTAATTTACTAATAAATCTTGGCTTTCCTCTTGATTATCACCAATTAACTCTCGATCAAAAAGAGTTGTTCTCTTTTATTATCAATGATTGGCTTGAGAAAGAAGAATACATTGAAAGAATTAATGAGCTAGAGGACGAGTATAAACAGCTACGAGAAGAGAATTTGGAGTTAAATTGCTTGCTAGAAGACCTAAAGTCTTCTGCATTGAACTCTTTAGACGCAATTGCCGAAACAGTGTTAGAAGAAAAAAATCGTATAGGACTCGTATAATGACAGAAAGTAATATTAAATTCGTGGGTCTTCATGCCCACTCCGGTTTTAGCATTTTTGATGGGCTTGGTAATCCAGATGAGCATATTGACTTTGCCATTGAAAACGGCATGAATGCGCTCGCTTTGACCGACCACGGTCAAATGAACGGACTACCATTTCAGGTCGATAAGGCGAAAAAGCTAAAAAAGCAGGGCGTTGATTTTAAACCAATCTACGGAGTAGAGGCCTATTTTGTAGAATCTATCGATGCTTGGAAAAAAGAGTACGCTGACTATAAAAGCAAGAATAAGTCCAAAAAGAAAGAAGAAAGCGTCTTGGTCATTGAAGACGAGCAGGCATCTAAGAAGGCTGAGCGGAACATTCTCAACCGCCGTGCTCACTTGGTTATTCTAGCTCAAAACCAAAAAGGGCTAAATAACCTCTTTGAGCTTGTTTCTAAGTCCTATTCTAGTGATAGCTTTTATCGGTATCCTCGTATTGACCTTGATATGCTCAAGGAGCATAACGAAGGTCTAATTATTTCTACTGCTTGCTTGGGTGGCCCCTTAGCAAAGATTTATTGGCAGAACAGGGAGAAGGGTGATGATGTTGTTCTCGAAAAAATGGTCGAAACCATTAGAAAGTTTACCGCTATCTTTGGAGATAGATTTTACTGTGAGTTGCAATGGAACGGCTACAAAGAGCAGCACGAAGTTAACAAATTCATCATTAAAGCCGCCCAACAAGAAAATGTCGAGCTTATTTCCACAGCAGATAGCCACTATGCTCGCCCAGAATTATTCAAAGACCGTGAGCTATACAAGCAGCTTGGCTGGCTTGGCAAGAAAGGCGACAAAGATGACCAGACTTTACCGTCCTCACGAGAAGACTTAAAGTGCGAGCTATATCCTAAAAATGGCGACCAGATGTGGTCAGATTACAAGCGCTATTCATCTCAATGTGGCTTTACTTATGACGACGACCTAGTCTTAAAATCTATCGAAAAGACGCATGAAATCGCCTTCAATCAAATTGAAGACTTTTACCCAGATAACGAGGTAAAGCTGCCCAGCTTTGTTGTGCCCGAAAATCAGACAGCCGATGAGGCTCTATGGGATATGTGCCTCGTGGGCCTAAAGGAGCGTGGCTTTGAGGGAAATAGCGCCTACGAGCAGCGACTAAGAGAGGAGTTTGAGGTAATCAAGGAGCGTGGCTTTTCCAAGTATTTTCTCACAATGAAGGCTATTGCAGATGAGGCAATGAAGCACCAATTGACCGGTGCAGGTCGAGGGTCCGCTGCGGGTTCTTTGCTGGCATATGCCTTGAAGATTACTGCGGTTGACCCTATCAAGTATGATTTGCAGTTTAGCAGGTTTTTAAGGAAAGACGCTAAAGATTGGCCAGATATCGACTATGACGTTTCAGAGCCAATGGAACTTAAGGAGCTTTTGATCGAAAAGTGGGGTCGAGACTCGGTAGTCCCTATTTCCAATTTCAACACTTTGCAGCTTCGTTCCCTTATCAAGGATATCTCTAAGTTTTATGGTCTAGATTTTGCCGAAGTTAACAAAGTAACTTCCGTAATGCTTAAAGAGGCTACCCCAATTGCCAAAAAGAAGCATGGAATTACAGCCGGCGTTTATGCACCAACGTTTGAAGAGGTCAAAGAGTATAGCACTACCCTGAAAGCTTTCCTCAACAAGTATCCTCATGTAGCGACGCACATCGATGTTCTTTACGGCGAGCGGCGCTCTATTTCACGACATGCAGGCGGCGTCTTAATTGCTGACTCTTTGTCTAAGCACATGCCCTTAATTAGTTCAGGGGGAGTCACCCAAACTCCTTGGACTGAGGGGCAGACCCATAGGCACCTAGAGCCGCTCGGCTTTATTAAGTTCGATATCTTAGGTCTTGCTTCTTTGAGGATGGTCGAGGGCTGTATTCGACACATTCTTATTAGACACAAGGGGATTCCTAATCCAACTTTTGAAGATGTCAAACGATATTATGACGAGAACTTAGACCCAAACGTCCTCAATCTCGATGACCAAAAAGTCTATAAGAATGTTTTCCACAAGGGCAATTTTCCCGGCATTTTTCAATTTACAGAGCGAGGCGCACAAGCTTTCTGTAAGAAGGCCAAGCCTCAATCTATCATTGATATTTCAGCAGTCACTTCTATTTTTAGACCCGGACCACTATCCGCAAAGGTGCATGAAAAATATGTGAATGCCAAAAACAATCCGCAAAGCATTAGATATCCCCATCCTATTATCAAGGATGTAACCGAGAAGACCTATGGATTCTTGGTTTTCCAAGAGCAAATTGCTATGCTTGCTCACAAGTTAGGGAAAGATATCAGCCTTGACGAAGGAAATATCTTGCGGAAAGTGCTGACTAAGAAAGGTTCTGGCAAAGGGCACGAAGTAAAGGACTCTATCCATCAGCGTTTTGTAGAGGGTTGCGTAGAGAAGGGCCTGACAGAAGAAGCTGCGGAGGAAATCTGGAAGACTTTTGAGTACTTTGCGGCATACGGCTTTAACGCAGCCCATGCTGTGTGCTATTCGATCCTTTCGTACCAGTGTGCCTATCTGTTCACTTACTTTCCTAGTGAGTGGATGGCAGCTTTTCTTGATAAAGAGCCAGAAACTCGCAAAGAGAAAGCTATTAATATCGCTCGCTCTTTAGGGTTCACGATCAAGCGCCCAGATATTAATGAGTCGGGGTTCATTTGGATGATTAAAGAAAATGATACGCTGGTTCAGCCATTGACTTCAATAAAGGGCCTCGGTGATAAAGCCGTAGAGCAGATAGTCAACAATCGGCCTTTTAATAAGATTGAAGATTTAATCTTTAACGATGAAATCTCATACTCAAAACTCAACAAGAAATCATTGGACGTGTTGTGCCGGTCAGGGACTTTGAACTCTTTGATGGATGATAGGTTTACGGGAATGAAGCACTTTTGGTCGGTGGTCGCTGTAAACCGTCCAAAGACTAAGAAAAAGTTCAACGAGCTTGTTGAGCTATACCGGCCAGAAGGTGACTTTACAAAACTACAGAAGATTACCTACACAACCGCTTTGACAGGAGTTTACCCCATTTCAGATATTGTTGGCGACAAGTCACTAGAAGTTCTCAGTAAAATGAATGTTAAGCCAATTGGAGAGTACGACCGTCGAACAAAACTCTGTTGGTTTGTGACAAGAGACGTATCCACCAAAAAGACAAAAAAGGGGAAGCCCTATTATATTGTAAAGGTGGTTGATCTTGACTCCAACCTTAACACCCTGAAGTGCTGGGGAATTAATCCCGATGTAGACCAGATTTATCTAAACTCACTCTATATGGGGGAACTGGACTACAATGAGACATGGGGCTTCAGTGTACGTTCCATGAGTAAAATAAAGAGGTTACAGTGAAAGAGTTAACGTTAAGGAATTTTGAATACCTTGTTTTCGACAAAAAAGGCGCTAAGTTGATTAAATTCTATAGCAAAACATGCCCCCTGTGCATTAACTTGAAGGAATTACTGACCCCTTTGCAAGAAAAGTTTAATCGAGTAACTTACTATTCCGTAGATATCGATAGAGAAAAAGAACTTGCACAGCTTTTCATAAAGGATGGAGTGCCAACGCTTTACTATGTAGACTCTGGCGAGATAGAAGAAGTGCCGTACCCGTACAGCAACCCTTCCAAAAAAACTGGCTATCGAAAGAAAGACTTGGTTAGCTTTTTAAGAAGCAAGGAACATAATGAGCAAACTAGAAAGAAAGATTAAAAGAAGAAAAGCACAACAAGAAGAAAGAAAAGCTAAAAAAGAACTGGCAAAGCAGTTAAACAATATGCAGCAAATGCCCAATAACTGCTCATCTTGCGATAAAAAGTTTGATAGAAAAAGCAAGCAACATGCAATGACTTGGAAAGTTGTCGCATATAATGACGAGTCGAAGATTAGGCTATTTTGCCCTGACTGCATTGAAAAAACAAAAAGGATCTTAGATGAAAATAAACTTGACATATGACGATGTATTGATTGTCCCTCAGTATAGCGAGGTCCGCAGTCGTTCAGATGTAGACATTTCCACTGATTTGGGAAAAGGAATCAAGCTCAGGCTTCCCATTATATCTTCACCAATGGATACTGTATCCGAAGCGGATATGGCATCGGAAATGAGTAGAAATGGTGGCTTATCCATTCTTCATAGATACTGCACCATTAACGAACAGCTTGCTATGCTTTTATCAGCTAAGCATGAGGGCCGACTCGTGGGCGCTGCCACCGGAGTAACAGGAGATTATCTTGAAAGAGCAAAGGAACTTGCTTATAATGGCTGTGATCTTATTTGTGTGGATGTGGCTCATGGGCACCATATTCTTATGAAAGAGGCTTTAGCCGCTTTAAAGGCAAATTTACCAGAAAATGTTCACTTGATGGCTGGTAATGTTGCAACCCTAGACGGCCTTAATGATTTAGCGGATTGGGGTGCAGACTCAGTTAGAGCCAATATAGGTTCAGGCGCAGCCTGTTCTACAAAAATAGAAACGGGCCACGGGGTTCCGGGCCTAGCCACTTTATTTGAGTGCGCCAAAACAGACAGAGATGTGAAAATTATTGCTGACGGTGGAATTAGAAATGCTGGTGATATCGTAAAGGCTTTAGCAGCCGGTGCAGACGCTGTGATGGTTGGCTCCATATTGGCGGGAACCAATGAAGCCCCCGGTCGAGTTTTTAAAGATTCCAATGGTTTAATGAGGAAAGAGTACCGTGGAATGGCTTCGGCTTCTGCCCAACATGACTGGCGTGCAAAAGTCGCTTCAAACGAAGGTGTTTCTTCATCCGTGCCGATGATTGGAAAGCTAGAGGATACCTTATATGAACTAGAAAGAGGTATCCGTTCAGGGTTTTCATATTCAGGAGCATTTGCACTGAAAGAACTCCAGCAAAAAGCCAAGTTTATACAGCAGACAAGAGCATCTATGATTGAAAGTGCTCCTCATATTCTAACAAGATGAAAGAAGAAAGCGTATTAGGGCCCAAAGTTCGTGAAATTAGAACTGCGAAGTTCCCCATCCACACTCATGCAAGAATAAAGGCAAGGTCAATCAAAGAGGGTATACCCATGTCCAAAGTGATTAGAATGCTTGCTGAAGGCTTTGCGGACGGCGACCCAAGAATAACAGAGTATATACTTGATAGGGCTTCTAAATTTAAAGTAAAGCCCCGCTCGGTTAAAAGAAAGAACAAAACAATTGAAGAATTAAGCACTGGGAAGAAACTTGCCGAAGAAGTTCTGGGCGAGGAAACACCACTTGAACAGGCGCTAACTCGGGAAGAAATTGAAGAACTCTATGATATTATTAACAAGCAAGACCCACTGGAGGATATATGAAATGTTATGATGAGGCCGAGGCTCACAATAAACCTTGTAAGACTTGCGATTGTAAGCATTGGATAGATTATAAACAAGAGCAGAATTGTTCAGTTTTATCAATAAGGTACAATGGTGCGATGACCCTGCAACAAATTGCCGAACGCCTCGGCGTATCCCATGTTCGAGTAAAACAAATCGAAGATAAAGCAAAAGATAAAATTAAAAAAAGGAAAGCTAGAGAATTTAGCAATTTTAAAGACTAATTATCATGGACGCTACTTTAAGGAGAAATAAAGAAAGATGTCAAACTTTAACGATAAAGAACTTACCCAGCTTTTAAAGAGGGCCAATATTAGCGAATCAGTTCGTGAAGGCTTTATGGCTAAGCGAAGAACCCTCTTGAAAGAAGCCGAGGAAATGAAGAACAAGGCCTACATGGAAGAAATGGAAGAAGAGGAAAATGTCTATGAAGCAAATTGCGAAGACGGCCTCGACGAAGCCGTTGAAAGCCTTGAAGAAGAGCTAGATATGCTGGCCGAAATGGAAGATGACGATCTAATGTCTGAGCAAGAAGATGATGAAGACCTCGATCTGGATGCTGATATGGATGCTGATATGGATGATCCAATGGACGATTCAGAAATGGACCTTCCTGATGAAGACAAAGCAGATGCAGAGATTAACGTTCCTGAGGATCTAGCTCGCTCTGTAATTGAATTGGCTGATATGCTAAAGGGTGCTATGAATTTGGATGATGCCCCAGCAGAGGATATGCCGATGGATGAACCTCTTGGAGACGAAGCCGATTCGGACATGCCTGATGTTGATTTAGAAGATGACATGGACACGGGTAT